CTCTCTTTAGTGTCATACTTATTGTATGACGCGACTCAGCTGATATTTCTACCAACTTCGATAGGACTAAAACTATGCGATCAGAACTTTCACTCAACAACCGTGCTGAACAGTATTCTTATTTCCAGCAGACTTATGGCCCCCTTGGGTGGTCATTGCTCTTCTGGATGGAAAGCTGTCAGAATTCGGGTATTGATTATGAAGCGCTGCTCGCTGACCTTAGTCACTATTTTTCGTCGCAATCAGAAGAAGCCACAGAAGATGAGTAAAACTGATCTTTCTGTGACGCGTTATTCGCGGCTAGATGCTAGAACGGATTGGTATCATACTAATCCTAACCAGCAACTAACACCGTTAACAACTTACTCTGATTTTGGCAACGGCATAAATTGTAGCTATCGCTACAGTATTAGCCGTGTTGGTGGATCTATACCGGGTTTTCGCAGTAGGCGAAAGTTTAACCTTCCTCCTAATGCGTTTTCATTTAACCGGTATGAGCTTCAGCGCGTTTCAGGTATCTGCCAACAGAGGATTGAACCTGTCGGTTCTTCCTCGACGGACACGTATGTGCATTCTGGTAATCTATTCCTTATTGGGAATGGCACCTGGAGTGCGCAGACTGACCCGTCTGTTTTCTGTACCTCAAACTGGCCGAAGCTAGTCGACCTTGATACTCTCGCCATAAAGCGATTTATGGAGTCAGCTCGAGAGGGTTCCGCCCAAAGCTTAATGATTGCTAAGGATCTCGGAACTAATGCTAAGATGATTATGGATGCGGCACATAAGCTTGCTAAGGTTGCACGTGGAATAATTACACGACGACCAAAGCTTATTCGTGACGTCTTCATTTCTCATAATGAGTCATCTCGGCACAAGATTTCAACCAGCCAGTCTGAGAATTTTCTCAGACGTCTCCGTACTTCCACATCTCCCTCTCAGGATTTGTGGCTGGAGTTACAGTTTGGTTGGCTTCCAATGTTACGCGACGTGGACGATAGTTGTGCTGCAATAGCTTCTTTGCAGTTCAACCCTGTCTCGCTGCGTGTCAAAGGGTCGGCAACTCAGACTTTCAAACTTGAAGAGAAGAAACAACTTGGTCTGAATTCAGAGAACTTGTACACACGAGGTGTACGAATTGTCCGGAGAAAGACTAAGTATGTCTGTCATTTTGCTCCGCCTTCTACGACTGTCTCAGCCGTAAAAGCGCTACAACTTGACAACGTCCTAGGTACTATTTGGGACGCTATTCCTTTCTCGTTTGTGGTCGACTGGTTATCACCTATCGGCGCTTGGTTAAGTAGCCTTACGGCACTTTCTGGGTTAGACTTCGAATTCGGCACAAAGACAACTTCCTCAGAAGAGGAATGTTTGTGTAAAATTCTAGGTGGTGGTAATCGGGTCCTAAATGGAACCTCCCAGTACCAGACCCTCACTGGAAATGGTAGCGGCTTCGAGAAAAAGTTCTCTCTTAACCGCTCCGTTCTCCTTGCTCCGCCTAGTACGAAGTTTCCACTAAAGTTTTCTATTAGTGAGAATCCTTGTACGAATGCGAAGCATGCTATTGATGGCCTGATACTAACTTTTCAACGCATGAAATAAGGAAAGTCTCAAATGTCTGCACAAAGCAACATTACCCTAAATGATGGCCAAGCGACTCCGGTTGCCCATACGTTCTCTGCCGCAGGTGTCAACGCTTCTGGCGTTGCTACCTACGAGGATCGCGTTTCAGGCATCCCGTTGTCTTTTCCTACTATCACTCAGGGCTTCCAGCGCCCGACGGACAAACGTCCGACGTACAAGGTTACTCACAACGTGAGCTATCCTGTGCTGGAGCAAACCGTGGCCAATGCAGTTGCCGCTACCGGATTCGTTCCGGCCCCGGCCCTTGCATATACCCTCTTCTTTGCGGGTACTTGGTCTCTTCATCGTCGGAGCACAACTGCTCAACGAAAAGATCTAAAAGCTTATGTAGGTAATCTCCTCTCGGCTGGCTCAGGCGTCGTTTTTGACGCCGTCGTCAACCTTGATACGACTTACTAACTTTCTTTTAGAACGGAATCTAGTGATATGCCAAGCAATCATTATAGGGTGCGTAAAGTCCCTTCTCGTAGTACCCGTGGCCAGGATGAAAATTCTGGCCTCGGCTCGAGCAAAGATCTCGACGAATCGATCTCTTTAATCTTAAGTGGCCTTAACTGTCCTCGCGCTCTCACCGTATATCTTTTATGGAAATACGAAGAGCACGATCAGTTAGTGCAGCTTTCCTTTTGTCCTGAGTATTATAACTCTTACGACTCTTTGAGAGATGCACTTGCAGCAACTGAGCTTTTATCAAAAGCAAAGTTTTTGCAAACCACAGTTGACAAGAAGACTGCCGCGTTTGATTCTTTTCTTGCTGCCGAAAAGCAGTGTCTGGAAACAAACCGGCGCCTTCTCCAATACGAACAGAAATACTCATCTGTTCAAAATCTAGTTCAATATGCGTCGCATATTGCTGGAAAAGTATTGGGTGATGTCGACTTTGACAAGATCCTCGATTTTGGTACATGGGGCCCTGGCACGTCTTCGACCTTGCGTGGTCGGAAACTTGCAAAGGCAACAAAATACCATCATAATGGTGGTTCTACGAGTGAACTCCTCCGCCTGCATAACCAGCTGAAAGATGCTGGCTTTGCACCCTTGTGGCAATGTAGTTACAGTGCCACTTTGGGGAGTCGTCTGCTATTCGTCCCTAAAAACGCTAAGATTGACCGTACCATAGCCGCTGAGCCAGACCTAAATATCTGGTATCAGAAAGGTGTTGGTCGTGTCATTCGGAATCGTTTGAAGAGATGGGGAGTAGACCTTGACGATCAAGGCAGAAATCAGCAGCTAGCGCGACGTGCCTACAGTGAAAATCTAATCACTGTCGACATGAAGGCAGCTTCTGACACTATTGCTTATGAGACTGTTCATGCGATATTACCAAGAAATTGGTTTTATCTCTTGGATCTTCTCCGATCGCCCGCTACCATCTACAACGGCAATGCCCTACAACTGGAAAAATTCAGTAGTATGGGAAATGGCTACACCTTCGAATTGGAATCGCTCATATTTTTCTGCTGCGCTAAAGCTGTTTGCGCAGAAGCAAAAGTTGACGACTCCTCTATCGGTGTGTATGGAGATGATATTATCATCCCTCGTTGTGTCTTTGAGCGTTTTCTAGAACTAGTTACTTATCTAGGATTCACTTTAAACTCAAAGAAGACCCACGTTTCTGGTGTCTACTACGAAAGTTGTGGACACCATTACGCTTATGGTCAAGATGTTCGTCCAATTTATCTCAAAGAAAGATTGAGTAAAGATGTCAAAAGCTATTATAAACTGGCTAATAGTATCCGGCTGCTTGCTAATCGGCGTTGTGCTGATTTCGCTTGCGATCGCCGGTTGCTACCTGCTTGGCGACACCTTTTTACAAGGATACCGCCAAACTTACGTCATCGGATCCCGTTAGGGTTCGGGTTGGATAGCGGCATCATCGATAACTTCGATATGTCGCTTCCTTCCCTCCGTGTTCGTAGGCACAGTTTATATCAACGTGCTGTGTATCAGTTTACTGCATTGATACCGCAGCCCGTTACGTACGAGATAGATCATTCTGGCGTTTTATTAGCTAGTTTAGATCCTCTCCGCGTGACTTTTGAGCGTCGTATTACAGACGTCGACGAAGCGGGGCACCTTGAATCTGATCCTAATAATCCTCCTTTCAGGGGTATTGTTAAGTACAGGTTTAAGAAGTGTTCAGTATTTGAGTGGAGTGACATAGGCCCTTGGGCATAATGTCCTCGTCTTCGTTCTCTGAACGTGGTTGGTAGACTACTACTTGGAGCAGTCAAAGGTGGGTATACACG